AAGTAATTGATAAAACAGTTCCAATTGTTGTTTTTAAACTTGAAGGTAATGAGAATGATTTCCCTGTTTTCAATTTCATTTTGAAATCTTCAAAGGAAGGCAACATTCATATGTATGTTGTTGAAAATGAAGAAGCGGAAAAGTTTATTTTTGACAATTTAAGAATTTACGTTGACACTCGAAATGTTCCTTCTGAATTAAATATTATAAATAATGAAGAGTATATTGATATGGTAAGTAAATTTGCACTTAATTCAAAAAATGAAATTATAAATGAAATTCATTTCTTTGATAAGAATACATTACCACAGGAGGAAGATGAAAATGAAAATAGCGATTGTTAATGGACGTGGAGCGTCAGGTAAAACTACATTTGAAACAATGGTACAGAAGATTGCCGCGGCAAGAGGAAAGAAAGTAAAAGTCATTTCTACTATTACATATGTAAAGGAAGTCGCAAAGCTGTTCGGTTGGGACGGAGGTAAGACTCCAGAAGATAGACGATTCCTCTCAGACCTTAAGGACGCCCTCACTCGTTGGAAGGACGCTCCGTATCAGAAGGTTAAAGGCTTCATTGAGACTTATGAGCAGAGTGACACTGACCTCTTATTTATCGACTGCCGCGAGCCTGAAGAGATTGCGAGATTCGTTAATGACTATGGCGCACTTACAATTCTTGTTCAGCGTGGAGAGTTTGAGTTACTTGGCAATCACGCAGACGATAACGTTATGAATTATCAGTACGACGTTGTAATTGATAATAATAGAGGGCTTGATGAGTTAATGCAGGAAGCCACTATTTTTGAAGAGACTTTTGTGGAGGAAGAAGAATGATTAAAGTTATCCAGTATAGCGTAGGAAAAGGTAAAGGTCGCGGTTGGGAAGTCGTATTTAAGGGTGATAATAAACCTCTTAAAAAATATGACAGACTTTGCATTGGTTTTAAGAATGAAAATGACAAATGGGTTGTTTTTGAAATTGAAAATAAAACAACTAAAATCAATGGTATGATTAAGGAATATATCTATGAAGCAAGAAAACAGGCTTGTTGGACTTGACTTTCTGAAAAAATTATTCTATAATAATAATAGAAAATGAAAAGGAGAAATGTGCATGGAAATTATAATTGATGGTTTTGACTTTTGGAATATGACTCCTCAGAAATATTACGCTTTCACTGCCGCATTCAAAGGCGATAAGAAAGCAAAGGCGAAAGAGCTTGTAATGTCAAATCGTTATCTCGGTGCCCGTAAGATGGACGGCGCTTGGAATATGATTATTCGTGACATGGACGGTAACTTCCACATGAGAAGCCGCACGGAATCTGTCAATGGCGGCTATCAGGATAAAGCAGAATGGGTTCCTCATATTTGTGATGAACTTCGTTCCATTCCTAACGGCACCGCTCTTGTAGGAGAAATCTACTTCCCTGATAACGAGGGTAGCCGTAAGATTACATCTGTATTAAATTGCCTTAAGGATAAATGTCTTGAAAGACAGTTTAAGAACGGTAAACTTCATTTCTATATTTTTGATGTGATTGCTTGGGGCGGTAAATCTCTTATTGACGAGCCTTTCTCTACAAGAACAACCTATGTAAATCTTGAAATGTTTAAGGACCTTGGCTTCGTTGAGACTGCCCAGTATATGATGGGTGAAGACCTTTGGAATCTTTATGGTAAGGTTATCGCAATGGGCGGTGAAGGTATTGTTATTACTCGTGAGGACTGCAAGTATCTTTGCGGCAAGAGAACAGCATGGATGACACTTAAGATGAAGAAGGAACTTGAAGATACAATCGACGCATTTATCGACGGTGACTACAAAACTGCAACTCGTCTTTACACCGGTAAGGAAATCGAGACTTGGACATTCTGGGAGAACACAAAGACGGGCGAAAAGTTCAACACTTGTATGTTTGAAGACTACAAAAACGGTGTTCCTGTTGAACCGGTTACGAAGCCTTACTTCTACCACTGGGCAAGCGCAGTATCTTTCTCTGTAAAGGACAGCGGCAAAACTCGTCACATTGCATGGATTAGTGGTATTACTGATGAACTTAAGAAAGAGATTGTAACAAATCCTAATAAGTGGATTGGTAAGGTTGCAGAGCTCACCGCAATGGAAATCGAGCATATCGACAATGATTACACACTCCGTCACGGCAAAATTGAAAAATGGCGTGATGACAAAAAAGCGGACGATTGCGAGTTTAGTCAGCTCACTAAGTAAAAGATTAGACCATTATTCTTTTAAAATTACATTATATTAGTAGAGGTAGGTTGAACCCTACCTCATTTTTTTACAGTGAGGTGAAAAAGAAATGCCCGGCAGTTATGAATTTGAAACAGGGGTTCCATATCCTTATGATTTTGAGGCTCCATGCCAGACTCCGCCATCTATCCCAATGCCAGATTAGAGCCACTACCCTACTGATGATGACGGTCCTTGCGATACTCCTAAGTCTGTGCCGCCTTTCAAGTCAGAGCCAATTATCAGACCACAGTTTGGACCTACTCCAAACCCACCAGGAACATAGGAACCAGTTGAAATGAAGGTTCCTCGTATGCCATACCCTAAGAAACCAATATTCGCGCCAATTCCTCGCCAGCTACCACCAAAGCATACATAGGTACAGCCTCGCTGTTTTACTTGTAATCACTTTGAGATGTGCAGCTTCAAGAAAGATTATCTTAAAACGATAACTTTAATTCAGAATAGTCTTGGCGCACCACAGGCAAGTTATGAGATTACAGATAAGTATCTTATAATTCCAGAGTTCGTTGGATTCCCTCTTGCAGACGAGAGAAAATATTTCCCTAAAGAGGTTGAGTTCAATAACACGGATAATAAAGGCTGCTTATTCCTTGCAAAGTTCAATGGTATTAACTATGTAAATGTAGTATACCTTGAAGGTCATCATTATATTCTCATTCAATTGAAGTATAATAAAGAGACAGAACTTTACGAGCTTAAGTCTTGTGAAGAAGCCTTTTACGGTGTCAAGTATGAGCTGTCAAACAAATCTCTTGAAGAAATTCAGCTTGGTCTTATCGAATGGAGAGAGATGATTGTAAATGCTCAGAAGCCACCACCACCACCAAGAAAAGACATTATTAACACTACTCATTTCTCAGCCAATTTAAATTGTGATATGTATGACTGGAATAAGGAAACTCCAGAAGAAGCAATTCACAGATTGGCAAAGCAATTCCCATATGGAATTCCTATTGATGAAGAAGCTAATAAATACTATCATGTTGCTACTTTCCATATTGAGCCAGGAGAAGTTCCACTTTCTCCATACTTCCCACCTAAGCCACCGAAGCCTAAGAGACCGGTTAAAAGATTCGGGGATATGTAATGTCAAAAGGCGAAGAAAAAATTGAAAAACTTTTGCGTTCACGTTTCATCTCTTTTCAGAGAGAAGTGAGCTTTCCTGATTTAAAAAGTTTAAAAGGTAATTTGCTTAGGTTTGACTTTGCGGTTTTTAAAGGAAGATAGTTAGTATGTTTGATAGAATTTGATGGCGAACAGCATTTTCATCGAGTTCCATATTTTCAAAAAACAATTTCCGAATTTAAACAGACTCAAGAGTGGGATAGACGTAAAAACGCATACTGTTTAAGGAAAAGGATACCTTTAATAAGAGTACCCTATTGGGATTACGATAATCTCACTTTTGAGTCTTTATTTACAAATCCTGCTTATAGAGTTTGTAATAAATATCACAATGATTTATTAAATCGGAGGTGAGATGAGTGAACGAAGTAATTATCGCAGCTATTGCCGCCGGCTTAGGTTCTGTTATTACTATAGTCGGAAAGGTTATCGTAGATATTATAAAGGCGAAAAAGGAGCCTGACCAAAGTGATTTGGAACTTAAGGATGAATTGGAGAGAGAGAAGGAGAAAAATGAAGCGGCTATCGAAGCATTTACTAATTTTGGAAAAGAGATAAAAAGTTCTGTTGAGGACTTGAAGAATGATTTAACGCAGAAGATTGAAGACGTGGACAAAAGATTAGACGATATGGATAAAAGAATTGAGGACTATCGTAATGAGACACGTGAGATAAATAAATCTGCTATTAGACATTCAATAACCGAGATTTATTTTGAGCATTGTGATAGCAAAACATTGGATATGAGAACAAAAGAAGACCTATGCTCACTATATAATGCTTATAGTAGTATAGGAGGTAACTCTTTTGCTCATGAGTTATATGAAGAAATGATGACGTGGCAAGTTAAATAATACTTATATGAGGGCAGGCAACTGCCCTCTTTTCTTGACTTTTTATAAAAAATATGATATTCTTATTATAGAATTAAATGAAAGGAGAATTCATATGAGTGATTCACTTTTAAAATGTAAGCATTGTAAATATGCAAGAAAAGCAGAGAACTCTGAATATGTAGGTTGCGCCGCCGCGGTTCGACAGGAAAAAGTTGACTGGTTTGAATTTTATAGGCGAAGAGAAATAGCAACTGGTTGGGTTAATCTTAACTCTTATCCCGATGGTAACGGAGGCTTTGGAATGATTACTAATGGTATTCCCTGCTTTAAACCAGAAGATAAGTGTTCACATTTTGAGCTAAGAGAGGAGTATTAAAATGTCTAATTTTAAAATCTATACTGATGG